TTAGACTTAACTGTAACATTAACACTAGGAGCAACTACAAAAATTATGTTGCTTCCACTAATAGAGTAGTCTATAGTTGGTCTGTAAATTGTGCCTGCGCTGTCTTGTACAAACAAACTTTCTAAGCTCTTAGGAGTAAATCCTAAAGCATGTGTTAGTGTACTGCCATCACCTGTAATTGTAACACTTTGTTCTTCTAATTGTGTATCTAAACCGTATGCGTATACCCTGTCCTCACCAGGAGCACCAACGTATAACCATCTAGCATTTTTGCTAATTGCTAATGCTTTACCGAACTCTTCCCCACCACTAGCACTTACTGGTTCAATGTATTGATGTGTTGTCCAAGTGCCACTTCTTAGTCTATAAATTAAGACACCACCACGTGTGCCATAACTGTCTGGTGCGCCAACAGCAAGGTATTCATCACTAATTGCTGTTGAACCATCGTAGTCAAAACTTAATTGTCCTGTTGCGAGACTGTCGCCAAATGCATCTGTAACATCACTACTGGCACCCACTTCAGCTGTTAAAATTTGATTGTAATCTAAATCATTCAGACTGTTAATATCATATACAAGTACTCGACCAGTACCTTCGCCAGGTGCGCTTACTGCCGCCCATGTAGCACTATGTCCTACCATAACAGCCTTACCGTATAGGTCGTCTGCACTACCACTTGACCAAGTGTACTTCTTATTGTTTGTCCAAGGGTTAGTCTTTTCTCTAACGTGCCAGTTACCATCTGAATTGTATTCATCAATCCAGATCTTGTCGCCTACTTTCCAGTAGTTTAATGGATCAGTTGCCGCCGCTCTACTTGGATACTTGTAACGAACACTGACAAATTTGTAAACATTACCTGTGCCATCTAAGCTACCAGGAGCACCTGTGTTAGGATCTATTAGCAAGTTCATTCTTACATAGGTCGAAAGCACTATGAATTCGTATTCATTGACTACTTTGTCGACTCTGTATGTTGCATCAAACTTAAAACTGAAATCTTTTAATACAACTACATCGTCTTTAACTAAATTATGTGGGACACTACATGTAACCTTCATAAAATTGTTAGTAATATTTGTTACCTTTGTTACCGTAGTATTAGTTTCTGTAATTCTATAAACATTCCAACTACCGTTCCAGTCTTTAGCCACCCATACTTCATGACCCACGCCCATAAGTTCGACGTTTTGAGCCGCAGTTGCAATATCACTTATATCAAATATAGTGTGGTTTACATCATCTAATCTTACATAACCTGCTTTGTTAATATCAACATTTAAGTCTGTTCCTATACCTCTGTATATAAAGGGACTACCTTCATATTTTTTAGGTTTTTTGTAAACATCATTAAATGGAACGCTAAGTGTATCATTAGGAACAGGATCACTTTGTCCTAATAATTTAACAGTACTAGATGTATTAGAATAGTCGTTATCATTTGTTTGTATTTCGATAACTTGATTACGATCTAACACACCGTAACTTCCAGTTCTAAACGCCCATTCTTCATAAAAACTTAGCTTTGATTGTAGGTTATTAAGGTTAGCCCTAGTAAGTGCATTAATAGCATTTTTACTACCTTTTTCCTGAATAAAACCTTGATAAAACTTTATCTGACTTGTATCATCTATACCTAATGCGTCTAAGTAAGGTCTATTCTTATAACCTATTAAGCTCTTACTGAATAGATCCTTGTTACTTTCTAGGTTGATGTCATCTATATCGTAAAACTTTTCTATGCTGCCAGAAGTGTTTGCAAGGTTAGGCAATAAACCTTTTTTAATCTTATTATAATCTATTTCAGACCATTGAGATTCGTTAAACAATACTGTGCCCGCTATGTTCTCAAGGGCAGAGAAATATTTTGTTTTAAATTTAACTAACGAACCTTTTCTATAATCTTTGTTCTTATTCCAATTAGGTATATTGTCCTGGTTCAAGATAAATCCACCAGGAGATAATGTGCCGTCCCAGTTATTTGTCTTAAAGCCTACAAGTTTTAATCTACCCTGTCTATTGCTAAGTTCAGGTTGATAAATTACATCATTAAACACTGTTTGATTGTTAGGCACAAACAAGTGCTCGTAAGTAATTGCATTCAAAATAACTAGAGATATGGTTTGATTATCAAGAGCTTTGATGCTTATACTATTCCCTATTCTGTTAATATGTAAATTCTTGATTGGAATAATGTTGAAGTTTTGATCAAGTACTCTACTTCCTTTATAACCACCTGAAATATTATCTACTGTTCCGTCATCCAATACTACATCTACTTGATCAAATGCTGGCGAAACTACTAATAAATTTCCGTTACTCCAACCTTGTTGTGACCATGTTAAAAACTCTTTAGCACTTAATAACCATGACTTGGTTTCTCCCAACGTGCCTAGACGTGAATTAAACACAAAGCCCTGGCTTGTGAGGTATCTTCCATAGCCCAATAAAAAGTCTACTACTTCTTGACGAGACCGAAAAGTTCTGCCGTATGGTACTGTTTCCCATACAGGAATAAAGTTTTCCTGTATATTGACAGTCTCATCAAAAATCGTTAGAGTAGAGGGGCTCCCTACATCTTGTTTAGGAACAATTCTAAAGAACGGGTTATCTGAATCATAACCTTCAATCTTATATCCTCCGGCTACCCGCTCAATAACCACAGCACTGTAACTTAGTCTGTTTAATGGGTTAGATTTCTGCAAATAAAGATCGTAGTCCTCATCTGGAATTAGAACACTATCAGTAGTAGATTGTGGACTATTCTGTTCTGCCAGCACTCTAAGGTAAGACTTGTCAGTGAAACCTGCCAATTTATAACCAAGTTGGATGTTTAAGTTGTCTAATTTGTTGCGCAATGTTACTACAGCATCTAAGCCAAAACTCTGCATGTAAGCAGATATCCAATTGACATACCCTGCTACGTATACATTAGTATTGTTTGTTACCTGTCCATTGACTATCACATCATTAGGTGTTAGTCTTAGGTTAGAGTCTGCAAGTGTATATTGTCCTAAATTTTCGTCTTTGGCATAATTGCTCACTCTAGCGTTGAGTCCAAAATACTTTGCTGGCTTCGTTAATGCTAGTAGTTTCTGTACTGCGAAGGGGTAGTGACTGCTCTTAATCCAAGCTGTTTCTGCTGGACTTTCATCACCTACTTCAAACGGACCACTTACATAATTACCATTGAAGCTTCTTACTAGGAACTCATTAGGGGCTCTTAGTTCACCGTATACGTTTATAGGTATATACTTGGTGACACCAGGTCTGGCGTACCTCAAATCATAACGTTCGTTGCCAGGCTCTTTAATGTACCCTGCTTCTAGGTCGTCCCATAACACTAGGTTACCTGCTGAAAACGGAGCAGTACCGTATGCGTCTGCCCACCAACTAGGTTCTTCTGCTAGTCCTAAACATTCCCAAGGTGTTAAGTGTGGAGTATCTGTATCGTAATACCATCTATACACACCACGCCAGTAACCTGGTAGTAACTCTCCATCAACTGCGCTAGAACTTTGGCTCCAGTTGTATGTAAATGGGTCAGAATTATTAAAGAAGTCGTGTTCGTTATAGTCTATTCTGTTGTTACCCGACCAACGTGCGAATTCACCGCCTAGAATATAAACACATTCCGCCCTTGAATAATCAGTATCTCTAAATTGTCCTGGTAAAACGTCATGTATGTCTAGTCTGTCTTTATCGTAAGCAACTTTGCAGTTGTTGTAGATACGTTTTTCTAATTCTAATAGGATGTCATCTCTAAGGTCGCCCCAGGCTGGAGTCTTTGAGCCGTCGTGCCCAACAATAAATGTTGTTGAGTTTGTGTACGTGTTATCTACCAGTAGTCTTGGTTGGAAGCTAGGATATAGCCCCATCTTTGTAGGAGTCTCTGGGATAAAACTTCCATGCGTGTTACTATATTCTCTTATAGTAATAATGTCACCTGCGGTGGGTGTATATGACGTGGTAAACTCAACAAATAACCCATCTGTACTAAAATTATAATCTCTATTTCTTAATAATTGGGATGTCCCGTTAAAAATAAGGACAGACTTATTACTAGGAACATTCATATCGGTAACGTTAGTTAACCTAAAAGATTTACTGTTCCCGTCATACCATGTGCTTGTTTGTTCTGTATATTCACTTCCTACTGGCACCATGTCTGAATAATAAAATGGGAATGTATTGTCTTTTGCTTCATTCAAGGTTGTTAAAACCTGTTCTACAGCTTGATCCACAGTTAAAAATTCTATGCCAGGCAGTGTATATGTTGCTTCTACAAATTTATTTTTAAAGGTACTATATTCTCTGCCTGCATAATCTAAACTGTCAAAAAAGTTTGTCTGATCATCACCTGCAAACAACATGGCATATGGTATGCCTGCAGTATGTTGCAAAATTCCGCCTTGGCTTCTATCTACTCTTATGTCTCTACTATTATTACCACCAGGAAAGATACCTTCCGTCCCTACAGTATTTTCAAAGGATGTTGCGAAGTGGTTTCGCAACTGTCCTAATGTTACCCTATTAAAGTTTTGATTTAGGCTATTATTGTCTAAGTTAACAGGTATTTGGTAATATGTATTGTCAAGTGTATCATTACTTAGAGACAGAATAGTAATATTCTTATCTGTTAAATCAACAGATGACTCTATCTCAATATACTGTTTATTGTTTATTGTAACCTTAGAGTACTGCGATGCCTGTAATAGAACACTGCCTACATAAACTTTTAATGTTTTTCTAGGCAAGTTAGATATTTCTTGTGCATCATACAAAAATCGGTTGCTTCCGGTATATTCATAGGAAAATACCTGAAATTGTCTAGTGTCAGTGTTTGTCCTCTGCCACCCGTTTGCCAATGTAAAGTTTGTGTTATCAGAGTTTACATGAAGTAACCCTTGGTTTACATAGTTAACATTTTTAGCAGTTGTTCTAAATGTATCTGATGTTAAATTAAAATCAAATAATATATCTCCTACACTTTGAAAATTTCTATAACTAAGGCCTATGCCTAGTATAGTATCAACAGTACCGGTATTATTAGGTCTATAACTAAAAAGTTTTGTGCCTTTAAATGTTGTGCCTGGGAAAACAGTAGAATCACTAAGGCTTACACCGCTTTTGTTAAAAACATCAAATAGTGGTGATTGATTTAAACTTGTTTTTTGCTGACACTGTATCCAATCACTACCATCAAACCAGTATTGTTTGCCCTGATTAGTCGCTCCTGATTTTACCACTACAGTATCATATTTTTGTATATTTGTGTCTTCAGGTTCAAAGTGTACCTGGAAAGTTCCATCGTCCTGAGGGTCTATAATTTGAACTGAATAAATTCTATTTCTAACTAGGTCGTCTCTGTCAGCCGTAAAAATTATTCTTTGACCGTTAGCTAATACTATCCCATCAGATGTATAAGTTGAGTAACCCTCTGCATTAGTGAAAGCATCTAAAGTGGTATCATCTAGAATGTCAATAGGCTTTTTAGCAGTTTTGCCATAGTTAAAGAGTTGTAAATTAGGATTAAATTCTATAATAGGTCTTTTGCCACGTTTTGATTGGTCAATAACTGGAGTATAATTATTATACTGAGAAGTAGCATTAATTACGTCAATGTGAAACCACCTATTAGTACGTGCCCACGCATTTCCATCTAGGCTACTTCTTTTACTAACCAGATAATCTGGATTAATAGGCGCATTAGCACTTGATTCGTATCCTTGACTATCGTATAAGTCTAGATCGAATCCCAATGATTCGTCCTCACTAAAAGGTTCAGGTGTTACCAGACTAGTTACATCAGTTAATGTAATGGCTGTTCCTACTCCTTCTACGTAATAACTGTTGTTAGCATATTCTACAGGCAAGACCCCTGCGTCAAACTTAACTTTTAGTCCATTACTGAACTTGACACCGGTGGGGGATGTATAATTAGTTTTACCTATTATGTCAGTGTTTACATTAATACTTTCTGTGCTTTCTGGTTCTACAAGTTTAATAATACCGTACCTAGCACCATCACTACCATCTTGATAATATAGTGTATCCATTATAGCAGTTATAATAGGTATTTCTTGTAGGTAGCCGGATCCTGCTTTATAGAACTCCTTGTTACCTTTTTCTTTTCCTTCTAAAATTAAAACTTTGTTATTAGTAGGTATTGTTCTAACAGGCTCCAATGTTATGAGAGGATCCTCTGGATTACCTTTAAGTGCTATACGCCATATACCCCATTTTACAGGATCTGTTGGTTCGTAACCTTCATCATATGTTTCAGAATCGTAGTTCGCACCATCTTGGTCAAACACACCACCAAACAACCAACCATCTAAGCTAGGAAATATAACTGTTTTATCTAGTAAATTTCGTTGACCGTCAATGCCACCATATTTTTCTAATACCGTGCTTAATAACTGATTATTAATCTGATTAAAATCTAAATCACTGCAAAGGTCTACATCAGCAACCTTAAACATGTTTATGTAAAAGTTTTGTGCTGTCTTAAGAGGTACATTAAATGTGACTTGACCTGTGTCTATGCCATTATTTGTTACCCCAAGTATTTCTCTACTACTAATATTTTGTTGGTTAAGTCTTACCCCTGACGTACCAAGTTCTGTCTGTATCCAAAAACTATTAGGTCCTTGATTGACTGTAAAAGTATAACTGCCGCCACGTGCTAGGTATATAGTAGGGTTGCCTTCTAATCCTATGCTGTTAATATTATCGCCTGAATCAGCAAAAGCATATTCACTCTTTGTTGTATTTCTAGTTACTCTGTATGCTTCACTGGATGCAACTGGACTAGTAATAATGTCTACTGCGTCGGGACCACTAGGCAACCAGTAGTACTGCGCAAAGTTAACAAACTTGTCTAAGTCTATCTCACCTGTAAACGTATATGCTTCAGCAGAAAATAATCTGTCATGATCATAAGTAATACCACCGTGGTACTCTAAACTATTCAATAAATCTGTATATGTATTAGCAAAAGTAATAGTACCCGCATCATTTTTTACTACTGTACTAGGTTCTAGTTGGTAATCAGTCCTATCGTCAGTATTTTCTGTTAGGTAATTGTCTGTTTTTCTAAAGGTAGGAGTAAACTTACGACCAATGTATCCATTTAGTCGTTTAAGCTCTAGTTCAGTTGTTGCCTGTTCTAATGTTGCATTTAAAAACTTCTGATTAGACGGCGTCCTGAATACTGTTGGTAAAAAATCTAATGTTCTAACTGCCATTTATTAACCTAACTTTAAGTTTGATGCTGTTAAACTTGGTACAACTGCTACTTGATCAACAGTTGCCACACTAATAAAAATCTCATCTGCTTCACAGGTAATTTGCTGTAGATTACCGTATGTAGAATTATCAGGAACGATAACAATACTTGCTACATAGGGGACTAGTTCTGCATGCAAATAAGCACTTAGCTCACTGAAGTAGAAAGTCTCACCGAAATCCCAGTTTTCTAATTCAAAATATGTGTTTAGAGCAGATACTACTCGTACTCTTATCTCACTATCACTGATATTAATATTTGGATTTTTAACAACCTTAAAGGTTGCTCTTAAACCGTTCTCAGCCTTAATTCCAAATAAAGGCTTAAATTTTGCACTATTATAAATTAATGTGTCACTTATGCTCTTATAGTTTTCTAAACTTGCATAGTTTAATCTTAGATCTTCACTAGTTGGTCTTAGTGGTTGGGTAATTTTACCTGTTGTGTCGTATGCCCATAACCTGTAATCATCATTGTATTCATTAGTCAACAAGAATAAGTCAACTATATTACTTGGACTAGGATCTATACGCTTGTAACCTGGTGCATTGTGTCTGTACTGGAAGTATATACCCTGCCTTCCTGTATAATATTGATAACCTGAGATAGGACTAACTACTTTAACGTTATTAACAACAGAAAGCTGGTAAAACAACTTTGTAGATGTTGTAAAGAATATTTTTCCGTCTGGGTAATCGTTCTTGTTGGCTTCTATTTCATCTATGTTAGCAAATGAATAGTTCACTTGTCCAGCAGGTAACGGTTCGGTGTCATTAAAACTATATTGATCTGTCGTTGGTTTAAAATAAACACGTTTGTTGTTAGGATTAGTATCTGGATCAACGTAGCTAACAAAGAAGTCAGGATCGTCAGCGATTCCGTCATCGTCTCTATCAGTAAAACTAACTCGCAAACGCTTATTATTAATATACCCGTCACTCTCTACAACATTCTTGTAAACTTGTAAGTTATAGTCTATTGCTAGAGGATCAGAACTATCAGGTTTCGTATTAGTTCGTAAAATCTTGATATTATCTCTTACGATACCACCTATTGTTGCATCGTAAATTTTAACAGTTTCGTCTAGATAAAAGTTAGTTTCGCCTTCAGACTCGTAAATGTATTCTAAACTTCGATATGTAACTGTATAAACTTGATTAGTTGCTTTAAAATGCATAACCCAACTTGCATCTAAGTTTGCGCTAGTTGTATTCTTAGCATAAGCTAAACTAAAATCACTTGATAGATCTAAATCTGCTTCGGCAATCACATACCAAGTTCTTAATGTTTGGTCGTACCCTAAACCGAATTCATCATATACTCTTAGTAGTTCTATAATAGTATTCTCTATTGTACTACTAGGAGTGTTGTTATATGTAGGAATAATCTGTGCCATCTCGGCACCTGTAGGAACTATTTCATTTAACGTTACAGGACCGTTGCCGTTATCTAAATTACCTAAACCACCGTTAGTACCATCAGTAACAACATCATTAATAGTTGCCCAGATAGTAGAGCGATCACCAGGCAATGCAGGTGAACCTGTTTTAATTAGATTATCCGCTGTAAAATATTTGCCGCTTGGTGCATCAAATTTAATTAAACTATTTTCAGTCAGATATTTTCTGTTATCACCTACGTAACTACCTATATTTTGTGGATCGTCATCTGCGTTAACAAAATACCCAGTACACACATTAGTTGCTACTGAGCTTTGATTCCAGTATAAACTTGGAAAAGTATATCTATTAAAGTTTGCATAATAAAAATGCAATGTTTCTCGTTCAGCCAATGCTGGCTTTACTTGTGTGTTAATCGCATTCAATATATCCGCACTAGTAACAAAGTCGAATGTAAATGTTTTATCGTTGTCTCTGCGATATAGCATACCATCTTGACAGAATATATTTGTACTACTGTAACGTCCTGAGGTATCTGATACATCTAAAAATCTGCTAACACCTGAGGCTGTTCTATTAACTGCTTTGACCTTAACTAGGTCGCTGAAGTTTGTAAATGGGAAAATATTATAATCTTCACCATTAACCATACGGTTTTGTGTATAGTATTGTTGTGGCGCTTTTAACCTAATTTGGTCTGACGTTTCTCTTGCACTTGCGTTAGTGACTGTGTACTCTAAACTTGCAACAATAGTAAGTGTTTCCTGTCTACCTCTCTTGCTTACATAGGGAACACTGAAGGAAATTTCTTGCATATCAGCTGGAGTAATCTGATAGGTCAGTCCGTTACTTTGTCTATAAAATAGTCTAAATCTTCCTTTAGGGATGTCTGCAAATGCACCATCACCAAACACTAAGTTAATCTGATCGTTTAGTCGGGATGTTACCTGGTATGCTAGACGACTTTGCGTGTCATCTGAATTATATATGATATTGGTTTGAGCAACACTAGGGACCTTAGTCCAAAGATCACTGATGTCATCGTTGTCATCTAAACTATACAACCAAACATCATTGTTGTTAATATTGTTTAGGTTAATACTTGCAACACGATTACTTAAACTTTCGTCGAAGTTAAGATCGATGCTACTTAATGCACCCTGCTTAAAGTAAAAGAAGTATCCTGTATTATTACTTGAGTTGCCTAAATTGTCATTTTTATAAATTATCTGAAAAGTACCGTCAGGGCCTACATTTTGTTCATAAACATATTGTTGTCCTAATGTACTTGCACTAACTAATTCAAAATTAGTTGATGTTCCGTCAATACTTTTACTAAACGGGAATACCGGTGCAACTGTATTGTTAATACTAAAAGCATACTCATCATGTCTCACACTATCTAACGTTTGACTATTTGCAGGCTTCCCAACTTTTTGTCCGGAAACCATTGCTGAGTTAAGTACTGTATTCCATTGCTCTAACCAGTCTGGGTTAGTGATATCGTTCCAATTAATATTGATGTTTGTAATATTTTTGCCTGCACTGTCAGTCAATGTTTCTGTAGTAGATACACTATTAAATTTTAAAAATCCTGATGCTGGTATATTTCTTTTGGGATTATAACTTACTAAACGTGCTAGACGTAGTATACTATCTCTACGCTCAGCTGTATCAATAAAGTTTTCACGGGTGTTTAAGTCTGCTCTAAATGCTAAACTCTGACCCATGAAAGCTATTAAATCTATTAAGGCAATATACTCGCTGGACTCAATGAAGTCATTGAAGTCTTCAGGATAGTAGAGTTGCAGATAGTCTATCATGGCCTTGCGAAGAGTCGCAAAGTCATAACTCTGGAAGTCTGCCTCCCTAAAACTCTGATAGACTTTTTGCCAATCTTCTGCGGCTAAAAGTCCTGTTTGTCGTTCATTAATTGCCATATTTTGTTAACCTTTTAGTATTTATTTTACCTAAAATGTACTGTTATAATGCTGTTAAACTTTGATCAGACTGGTCAAACATCATCCTTAAAGTATCTGTTTGATCACTATCAATGTATTCAAGATCAAGTTCTACCTGTATGCCTTGGTCATATTCTACAACGTTAACATTAACTACGTTAATTCTAGGATCGTAACTGACCACTGCTTTAATGTCGTCTATGATTGCCTGTTTAGATGATGTGGTTAATGGATCGAATACAACGGACCAAAGATTACTTCCAAAATTAGGATTGTGAAGTTTTTCACCTTTACGAATGTGGAAGTGATTAATTAAATCCTGTTTGGCTAATTCAAAATCAGTTAGTTTAGTTTTTCGTGTATTGTTAACTGTACTGAACCCTTTATATTTTATCATTTTCTAACTCCTAAAACACTTACCCCATGAGCTCCATGCTTGGCTAAGTTATCTGCGTAGGCTGTCAGGGATGCGTTTAAATTTCCAGTTCCCTGTCTCCAATTTTTTGCCCCCACCGGGCCAAGTTGTGTAGACACCGCCATCATAGCGCCTTTAAACTTGGCTGGGTCTGTTGGACTAATACCGCCATTTTTCTTCATTTTTCCAAAAAAGTCATTACATGCTGACCTAAAGCCTGTTTCTTGTGCTTTTGGATTACCTAGGAAAGCGGCTTTACTACCAGGCTTTGTGCCTCCCATCCAGTTATTAGGATTGTTAAGAATAGATGATCCTGTTAGTGCACCTGATCTAAATTTGTCTCCCAAACCTTTTTGCAACATACCTGCTGATTCAAGCATTTCAGGATTCATTTGGTACTTGCCTAACTTGTCGCCTAAGTCCTGTAAGTATCTGCCATCTCCAAATTTACTTTGTGCTTGACCCATTGCTGTAGTGAACCCATTCATCTGTTCTGCGCCTAAATCACCTACACTCTGAAGTCCGCCTGCCTGGTTAAATTTGTCTATTTCCATTTGTGCTTTAGTTGCGGCGTCGTCTAATGGTAAGTCTATACCTTGTTCAGAAAACATATCCTTTAGTTTGTCGAATTTAGGATCTTCAAATGCAGATGCATTGAAGTCTTTAACTTTAGACGACAATTTATTTTTAAGATTGTTCAGGCCCTGGAAGTTTTTTATTTTACTTAAACCTAGGTTAAATTTTTTCTGAGTCTCAGGATCCTTAAGTATTTTTTCCGCCGTCTCTTTCATTTTTTCAACATTCTCAGCAGATAACTGCTCTTTAAGTTTAGGATTGGCACCTTCTAGTGCGCCACTAAATTTATTCTTTAACCCTGCCAAAGCCGCATTACTTTTACCTTTTAAAAAGTCCATGCTAGTAGATGCATCACCGGCTGCGAAACCTTCTGAACCAGGTATCTTAGAAAATCCGGATAAAATTTCTTGTTGGCTACCAGGAAAAGCTGATGACAACTTGCTAACAGCCTCACCAGGAGTTTTAGTACCCGCCATAAGTTTGTTCAATTCGTTACCGTCCTGTACGACGCCAGTTTTTAATTGTCCAATAACTTGTTCAATATTCATTAGAGTAATCCTTGGTAAAACTCAGCTATTTGCTGTGCTGATTTTGCTAATATCCTTCTAGGATATGGCTCGTGTGTTGGTATCCATTCTAATATACTTTCTATACTGGGCTCTTCCTCTTCTTTCCAGATAAAACCTTCCTGTAAAACATCGGTATATTTTTCTTTTTCTATCTCAGGAACTTCAGGACTATCAGGACCAGCTCCACTGTTTAAATTAATTGTAGGAGCCTGTAGATTAAGTGTACCGCCTGAATTCCAACCAGACGAGTTAGCGGCATTTAGGGCTATACCACCGTCTGCTAGTATAGTTAAGTCTCCACCATGTTCTAAATTCGTGTCCTTAAATGTTTTAATACGTAAGTCATCAGTTTCTGCTTTAATAAACTTTTTGCCACGTAGCCTTATAGTGTCTTCTGCTTCTATATTAATATCTCTATCTGCACGTAAATTTAAATCTAATCCTGTTCTAATATTAAGACTGTTATTACTAAAGATAGATATCTGTCCTCTAGAATCTATTTCTATCCAGGCTAATCCATTAGCATGTGTTATGTGAATAAACTCTTCAGTGTCATGCATTGTAATCTGATGACCACGTGCAGTTCTAAGACGAATTAAGTTGTTCTGTCCTACAATGTCACCATCATCCATTGTAAGACTGTGTCCTCCTCTTCTACCTTTATCACCTTTATTGATGTACTCTTTTACATCTTCCTCGGTTAACTCTCCCTGCTTTGCCTTATTAATAAGATTTAAATCAGCGGCTAGGTCTTTTCTTAAACGGCCAGGTGTAATAACACCAAATACATTGCTAGGTGTTTCTCTCTGCGCACTACTTGATATAGGACCTCTGTCTTTATCTCTGTCTAGTCCTTGTATTAGAAATTGCTTGGCTACATCCTCGTGTATTGCTCTAGCTTTACTATAAAAGTTTTCTATGTCCTGTTTGTCTTTTGCTTTGAATTGTACCTCAGACATAGGAAACTTTAGACCAGTAGTATCTTGGCTTTCTTCAAAATAACTTTCCAGACTCTCCATTACTGCGTTTTTTAAAATTTCGCTCTGATAATCGGCCAATGCACTGAAATCTACCGCAGATCCAGATGCATCTGCGTATGCTCTTGATCCTATACTTGGGACCATGTGATTTTTAAGTGGCTCAGGTACGGTACCTAGCCAAAATGCTTGGTTAATATCATGCTCAGCAAATACAACTAAAACACGTATTCCTATATCAGGTGGCACTGCCCACATGCCATAACTTTGTTGTACTGCATCGTAGTCTTCCGCTGATGACGCTTGATTCAGATTTGTAAAACCCATATACGGATTTGCATACTGACAAATTATCCAGCCTTTGGGATCATCAGGGTCAATAGCACCTAATGCTGGTATGTAAACTTCTAACCTGCCATTACGAGTGTAATCTATATTATTTTTCACTATAGCAACATAAGGACCTGCGCTAATTAAGTCACCAGTCTGTACGGTACTAAAGTTTTTAGTTGATGCAAAATTTTCTGAATTTTTAACTGCCATTAATTATTTCCTTGATGTTTACCGTGCTAATGGATTATTACGAGCTGTTTCTGCCGCTGATCTTCCTGTAGACTTATTAGCGGCATCTTTTCCGCGACCTCTTGTTCTAAATTGATCATTAATGGTAGGGCCTCCATTACTAACCCTATGTGCCTGGCTATTAGTTAATGATGTTTGTCCAGGTTGAGTAGAAACTGTTGCTGGACCGTCGGCTGGAGGTACGGATCCTAATCCTGCGAATACTGTGGAACCATTAGACTGCGAAACGTTAGCCGCTGTGCCTAAACCTGTTCTAGTAGTGTTTGCTGGTGGGGTGTCCGATACTGATGCTGTACTCTCGTTAGTTTCTAGACCTGTTTTAGTTTCAGTAGAATTAGAAACTCCAGACCCAGGAAATACTCCATTTACACCTTGTACAACATTATCTGCTGTTTTTGTAACTTCCTTCTTAGTCTCTACACCTACACCAGGCTGATTAAACAATCTTACCATATTAAGGTCTTGTATAAACTGTCCATTACTAAAAGAACTTTGTACCATTATAATTTTATAGACTCCACTGAATGCGCTGTTAACAAAAAACGGATCATTCTCGTCTACCAACAAACCTGTATCATCATCATAGTCTTGAGGTGTTTTAAACAAGACATTACAGTTGATCTCATCAGCTTTTGAGAGTAAATTCATGTTTTCCCCGGCAAAGTCAGCTTCGTTGTAACCAACTAAAAAGTCAGGATCACCAATTATCTTTAAGTCAAGTTCGACCATGTCACCTTTTGCGTTTGTATATAAATTTTCTTGTAGTATTCTATCGTCCTGCTGTTGGTAGTCTGCTTTATCAGATCCTTGTCCAGATTCTATAGAAGGAGGGACTGCATTCTGCTGTGCTGGTGCAATGCCACCAGAGGTATCATTATCGTCTGCATTTTGCTTACTGTGTTTAGTTCTAGGATCCCCAGAATCATCTGGCTTCCCTGAAGCTATTCTGTACTGATCAGGATTAGGAATCATTGCTTGATAGTACAATGCATCAAATTTAATATTAAAGTCCAATACAGAATCGTTTTCGCCAGTGTAAATGTACTTGTAATTTTTTACTGGCTTAGTTTCTCCCCAACCTGGGTACGTGGGTACAGTTTTATTTGTTATTTCATATTTAGAAATTACAAATGTATTAGTCCTAGAATATTTCTGTGTGTCTATGTTAAATTGTTTAATAAGTTTTTTATTTTTTATTTTAAACCACTTTAATGTGTCCTGGTATTTCGCAGATAACTCTTCTAGTGCTTCCTTCCTCTTGTCTTTGTCACTAATATTTTCTAAACGTTTTCTTTCTTCAGGCTCTATTTTCTGACTTTTAATATAGTTACTTTGTTGTATAATAACCTGATTAATTATTTTTATGATGTTTGAGCCGGAAGGAAAATTAAGATTAATATCGGTAAGATGTAGTTTTAATTTCCTATCCGTCATTGCCTTAGCCGCAGTGGCTTGGAAACCACTTCCAGACTTTGCCGCATCGGACATTGCTGCCTTATCTGCATCTTTCACATCTAGATTAAATTTAATAGGACTGTTCCTAATCTCTTCGTCTATTTCAAATTTTATTGTGTGATAATATTCTTCTGATATATCAGTCTGGGTATTACCTTTAGACTGTGATATTAACGCATTCTTGTAATAGTTGTTATAAAATTCTGTAAGTTTGTCAAAAAACTCTCCTACCGTTGCGGCTTTGCCACTAAATGTTTCGTGTATGGAACATTCGGTCGAAAACAATGCACTATCGTAAAATGCAACTGCCTCTACATCGTATACACCGCCCTCGACAGTAACTCTGTTGTTAATACCTGTTATTTTAATTGGTGTTATAAATGGGACCAATGATTGATCTGGCTCATTATCGTCAGTATCTTTGTATCCCTGGAACTGTACTTTCAAGAAATATGGTACATCTAAATAATTTTTAATGCCTGTTGATCTACAAAGTTTTAACAGTCTATTAAAAAATGTAACACCGTTAGGTTCTGTAATAGTAAATGTTATTTCAGTGGCATTCGCTCCACCTGTCATTTGGTTAAGACCTATTATACTTTGAATAGATAAGTTATCGATGTAAAAATCTACTTCGAACCCTTCAGCACGTTGGCTTGAATCCATGCCACCAGAACTTATAAGCAAATTATTATTCAAGGATGCATAATTTCCTTCACTGAACTCATTCAACATTTGAGGTGTCATTAAACCTAGTTTAATGTTATAGGTATACGAGCTATAGTTGTTTAGAGGATTTGGTCTAATTGCACTTTCTTTTTGAGCTCCAAATGCTTTTTTACCTGAAGGATCAAATGTTCCTGCAGGGTCTAGTGCGCTGGTGTTATTGACAGAACCACTTAGATCATCTGGTGTATTATCTTTATTAAAAAACGGATTTGTGCCTACAGTTTCAGGTTCTGTGCCGTTTGTTAAATCTGTTTGATTATTAATAAGTCTGCCGTCAAACTTTCGACCAACATCATTTCCGTTACTAGATGCCACAGATTTAGGTCTTGTTCCTCCTGGATTATGGAAATCAAACGTACCACTTCTAGGTCTGTTATCACGAGTTGCGCCTTTAAGTTCTTTCTCTGTTAAAGGTCCGCTCCTTGTTTTAAATTGATCCTGAAGGCCCGCCATAGGTTATATCCCTAATGCTTTGTTAATAGTGTCCTGGTTGGGAATGTAAATTGTTGTCCCTGAGTTAAAGTCAAATATAGGATCCTTAAGTGTGTTTGGATTTCTTACTGCGAAAACCCACCATAGATCAGGATCCTTATAAAGGTCAAATGCCAGTAAGTCTGGTCTATACTGATATGTATCTGTTATTGTATAGGTAGTATCACCTTTGTTAGATGGTATTCTACGCATACTTAAAACATCAAGATATTTTCCATTTACAATTTTTGTATCAAAATAAGGACTAGATTTTTTATAGGTAACAGCCATTATAAAAATCCTCCAGAACCTTTTAGTAGGTTACCTGTACTGAAATCTTCCCAGTTAAATTTCTGAGAAATGTTCCTTCTGCTATAAACAGGCTGTAACGTTAATGATATAGAAGACTTAGTAGGTATTCTTGCTGTTTTGCCTGTTGATTGTACTGTTGTCTCTACCTTAGGTGTGAGTGACACCACTGCTCCCTGCTGATTACTAAGAGTAGAAGTACTGGTAGCTAAACCCGTAGCTACACCAGTTTGATTTGCGGTAGTTGTAGTTGCCAGACCTGTTTGTATTGGAGCAACCGGTTTTGGCTCAGGGGCGGGTTGTGGTTGTGTTGATACTGTTTGCGGCACTGAGTCACCTGACGCCACATTATCAGTTATACTTGTTATAGGACCGTTAGCAACAATACATTCTATATAATCAATATTTGGTGGCATAGTGTGGCTAAAACTTGTAACCACACATGGGACGTGTGGTAAATGCCACTCTCCGTAACCGTCTAGGTAAACAATTGGTGGAGGATTGCCTGACTTAGGCCCGCCATAAAACATTTTTGTTGCTGATCTAAAGAACCATATCATTCCTAATACGTACTCTGCTTGCGATATGTCCTGGGCTGTAAAGTCTGCACTTATTGTAATAGCCTGTACTGCACTATTCTGATAAAAATAACTTGGGTAGTTACTATGTGTAGGCGCTACACTACCATAATTGGCATTATGATTAATTTGTAAATTAGGTGTATAGGGGAACACTACCCCTCTATCACTAGCAAGTGCTGTCATAGGTCCTTCAAATGTAAAAGGACCTGCGGGAGCGGCTGTAACTCTAACTCTCCAGTCGTTGTCTGGAGTAATTGCGCCTGTGCCACTATCAGCAGAGCCAAAGAATATGTCGGGAGACATGCCACCCTGTTTACCAAAACCTCCAGGCACAAGTCCGTTGATGTTTAATCTAGAAAGACTGGGATTGCTTATTAGATCCTTGGCCTTGCCGCCCAATCCTTGTAGGCCTCTACCCATGTCGGCAAGATTAAAATTTCCTGTGCCTTTACCGCCTATAGGAGGACGATTTTGTTGCATAGGATTGAAACGAGCAGTATCTGCCGCTGATCTTCCTTTAGACGACGTCCCTCTTGTTTTAGCCATTATCTATCCTTTGGTAAAATTCAAACTTGTAACTCTTTAATTTTATTGCTTTTAGTATTTATTGGCTTTATAATATGCTAATATAAAGAAGGATAAATATTAGCATGAGAAGACAAAACTATCTTAACAACAAAGATATCCTCAAAGAAATACACAAATCTAAAAATACCTACTGTTCATATACACAACCTGAATACGCAGACTACGACATGATAGTTGCAAATGTAGGTAAAATTAATAAAACAAACGTCAAAGAAGCATTAAAATTACGTGCAGACAGGCTTGCTAAACTAGCACATGAAGCCGCACTGTTAGGTGACCCTAAAAGCAAGGTTAAACTAGACGAGTTTAAACTTAAACCTAGTAGCGTAGCTGTTACTGATTTAGTGTTTAGAGTTATGACGTTTGAACACATTCCTCTCAAAGAAGATAAAAAAGCATTACCTGAAGGGGAAACTGTAGACGACGAGGATATTGAAGAAGAAGAGGACTACGAACCCGATCCTGCCAAACGTGCTAAAAAAGAACGTGCAAAATATGTGAAGTGTAACTTCCCACCTTTCTTTCACTATAAAGTTACAGAGGACTTAGAACCTTATGTTGTTGGTAAAAGTCACTGGCGTGGTGACTTAGAGACTGGTGAGTTTAACAAAGAGCATGGTCAAATGACTAACAAACTGGCTCATATGTTTATGAAGTTATGTGAGCGTTATGCTACTCGTAGTAACTGGCGTGGATACACATACAACGATGAGATGCGTAGCCAAGCATTGTTACAGTTAGCACAAATTGGTTTACAGTTTGATGAAAGCAAATCACAAAACCCATTTGCTTATTACACTGCCGCTATTACAAATAGTTTTACCAGAGTATTGCACATCGAAAAGAAAATGCAGAACATACGTGATGACATTTTAGAAATGAATGACTTTACTCCTAGTTTCAGTAGACAGAACGCTGAAGCATTTGAGCGAGAAGAAGAACGCAATAGAACTGGCAACTTTTAACGTTGACTTTTCAACTTAAAACTGTAAAATAGTACGATGCCTGCATTTAAACGAGCCGCAGTATTCACGGATATCCACTTCGGACTAAAGTCAAACAGTCATTTACACAATGATGATTGTTTGGCTTTTGTCGATTGGGTAATAACCACAGCAAAAGAAAAGAACTGTGATACTTGTATAATGATGGGAGACTGGCACAATAACCGTGCTAGTATTAACATTGTTACACTTAACTACAGTCTCAGGGCCCTGGAAAAACTAGGCAAGGCTTTTGATAGAGTCTTGTTTATCCCTGGCAATCACGACCTGTACTACAGAGACAAACGTGATATACAGTCAGCAGAATGGGCTAAACATATTCCCAACATTGAAATAGTCAATAACTTTTATAATGAAGATGACATTATAATTGTACCCTGGCTAGTTGGCGATGAACATAAGAAGATACCTAAAATGTCTGGCAAGTATATGTTTGGACACTTTGAGTTACCTAACTTCTTTATGAATGCAATGGTAAAGATGCCTGACCACGGTGAGATACAAGGCGAACACTTTGGTGGCATAGAGCACGTGTTTAGTGGACACTTTCACAAAAGACAAACACAGGGCAACATCACATATACAGGCAATGCGTTTCCTCACAACTATGCAGATGCAGGAGACGATGATCGTGGACTTATGATATTAGAGTGGGGCAGTCAACCAGAGTTTGTTAGTTGGCCCGATCAACCTACATATCGTGTTTACGACCTCAGTCAGATTATTGACCACGCTGACAAGATATTAAAACCTAACATGCATGTTAGAGTAAACTTGGATATTGAGATCAGTTATGAGGAAGCAAACTTTATTAAAGACACATTCTTAGGCACACATAAACTACGTGAGATTACTCTCATGCCACGTAAGAATGAGCATGCTGAACAAGATGCTACTGCTATACAGGTAGAGTTTAAGAGCGTAGATCAAATTGTTACAAATCAAATTACTGCTATTGACAGCAATCAGTTTGACAAGAAGTTACTGTTAGACATCTACAATAATTTATAGTATAATACAAAGTTAATGTTCAAAGTTACTGATATAACAGTTAAAAATTTTATGAGTGTTGGAAACAGCACTCAGGGTATTCAGTTTGACAGAAATGACCTTACACTTGTACTAGGTAAAAACTTAGACTTGGGTGGTGATGATAGTGGTGCTCGTAATGGCACAGGCAAGACTACTATCATCAATGCACTAAGTTATGCATTATATGGTGAGGCGCTTACTAAGATTAGGAAAGAAAACCTAATCAATAAAACAAACGCTAAGAACATGATGGTTACCATTGAGTTTGAGAAAGATGGCAACCACTATCGTATTGAACGTGGTCGTAAACCCAACGTATTAAAGTTTTACGTCAACGACTCCGAACAAGAAGATGACAATGCACAAGGCGATAGTAGAGAAACACAAAAAGAAATAGAACAACTACTTGGTATGAGTCACGACATGTTTAAACATGTTGTTGCCTTAAACACTTATACTGAGCCATTCCTTAGCATGCGAGCTAATGACCAACGTTTAATGATTGAGCAGTTGTTGGGTATTACGATGCTCAGTGAAAAAGCAGACGCACTAAAAGAACAAATTAAAGAGACTAAAGACGCTGTTAAACATGAGGACTTTAGGATCAAGGCTGTTAAAGAAGCCAATGAACACGTTACTACACAAATTACAAACTTAGAACGTCGTAGTGTAATGTGGGAAACTAAAAAGCAGGAAGATATTGTTAGTTTCCAAACTGCTATTACAGAACTAGAACGGGTAGACATTGAAGCAGAACTTGAAGCGCACAAGTGTCTTGTAAACTACAAAGAACACGAACGCAATATTAAAGACTTGGATACTGCTATCAGTGCTAATCAAAACACTATTGACTCTAGTACTAAAAAGATAGAAAAGTACACAAAAGAGCTTGAGCAACTACGAGATCATAAATGCTTTACTTGTGGGCAAGAGTTTCATGACGCAAAACAAGAACAACTTATTGTTAGCAAACAGGAAGATATAGTAGAGCTCGAAGAAGATATCGCCAACGCTGAACAAGACCTAGCAACACTACAGGAAGCACGTAAGGAACTAGGTGATCTTGAACCTTGTCCGCCTAC